AGCGTTTCAACATCTATGCCGGTAACTACTAATGAAGACGCCGATTCTTGGCTCTACTTATGTAGCGCGGTCTGTCAATGCGGCAGACGCTCGGATGGTCAATCTGTTTCCAGAGATCGTCCCAGAAGCTGGTAAAGAGCCTGCGTTTCTAAACCGCGCTCCTGGCCTCAAACTGCTCAACACCATTGGCAACGGCCCGATCCGTGGCCTGTGGGCGTTCTCATCCAACGACAGCACGGCCTTTGTTGTTTCTGGCAGACAGCTGTACAAGATCAACACCTCGTATGTGGCCACGTTAATTGGCACTGTTACCGGTACTGGCCCTGTCAGTCTGGCTGACAACGGCACGCAGTTGTTCATTGCGGCCAATGGCCCCAGCTACATATATAACAACACGACAAACGCCTTTGGACAGATTACTGATCCAGACTTTCCAGGCGCTGTGACTGTGGCTTATTTGGATGGCTACTTTGTGTTTAACCAGCCCAACAGCCAGTTGTTGTGGGTTACGCAACTGCTAGACGGCACATCAATTGACCCACTCGATTTTGCAAGCACTGAAGGCTCTCCTGACGGCTTGGTGGCCGTGGTGTCCAACTTCCGCGAAGTGTGGGCGTTTGGTACTAACTCAATTGAGGTTTGGTACGACTCTGGCGCAACAGACTTCCCGCTACAACGCATCCAAGGCGCGTTTAACGAGTTGGGCTGTGCTGCCCCTTACTCTGTTGCCAAAATGGACAACGGTTTGTTCTGGCTTGGCCGTGACCGCCGTGGTCAGGGTATCGTCTATCGCGCTAATGGTTACACCGGCGTGCGTATATCAACCCATGCGGTTGAATGGCAGATTCAGCAGTATGCCGATTTGTCGGACGCGATTGGCTACACTTACCAGCAAGACGGCCACAGCTTTTATGTGCTGGTTTTCCCTAGTGCCGATACGACTTGGGTTTATGATGCCGCAACGCAAGCCTGGCATGAGCGTGCAGGTTTTGTTGATGGCAACTTTACCCGTCACCGTGGCAACTGCCAGATGGCGTTTAACAACAAGATCGTTATTGGTGACTTTGAGAACGGCAACATCTACGCCTTTGACCTAGACAATTATTCGGACAACGGTAGCATTCAAAAGTGGCTGCGTTCGTGGCGTGCGTTGCCTACTGGCACTAACACCCTCAAGCGCACAACCCAGCACATGATGCAACTTGATTGCGAGTCTGGTGTTGGTTTGAACGGTCTTGTTTTTAACGAAACACAATATCTTCAGACTGAAAACGATGAGTATTTGATTACCGAAAGCGGTGATTATTTAATTACAGAACAAGAAGCACTTGCCACTCAAGGCGCTGATCCTCAAGTTATGCTCCGCTTTTCAGACGATGGCGGTCACACATGGTCAAACGAACATTGGAAGTCCATGGGCAAGATTGGCGAGTACTACAAGCGCGTGCTGTGGCGTAGGCTTGGCATGACAACTAAGTTGCGTGACCGTGTTTATGAAGTGTCTGGCACTGACCCTGTGAAGATTGCAATCATGGGCGCAGAACTTATTCTGAGTCCAACGAATGCCTAGCCCTAACGCTACGCCAACGCCAATCACGCCACCGCGAGTGCCGCTGATTGACCCTCGCACGGGTCTGATTGACCGCGCTTGGTATTTATTCTTCTTGTCACTACAAGACATAGCAGCATCTGTGGTCGATGATGTTGTTGGCCCAAGTGCGGATGCCTTACTTGCGTCTTACGATGCGGCGTTGCTGTCGGTCAATCAAGAATTGCAGACCCAGCCGTCAGCGTCTGCCGTAGAGTCTCAGGTGGCTGAGATGCAAAAGCAAATTGAAGCGCTGAATGCGTTGCCGCCGCCCACACTAGGCACAGTTACCGCTGTAACAGCCACAACGCCTGTGGTGTCGTCTGGCGGCATCGCACCTGACATTAGCCTTGCGGCGGGGTATGGTGATACGCAAAACCCGTATGCCGTCAAGACTGCTAACTATGTGCTGGCTGGCCCCACAACCGGCGCGGCTGCCGTGCCTACATTCAGGGCTTTGGTGGCTGCTGACATTCCTACATTGCCTTATGGCGCGGGTACGGTCACTAGCGTGTCTGTCGTGTCGGCCAACGGCTTTGCTGGTACTGTGGCCACGGCCACCACCACGCCAGCAATTACGCTGACCACCACAATTACTGGTCTGCTCAAAGGCAACGGCACGGCAATTTCTGCCGCTGTGGCTAATACAGACTACATGGGTGTCGGCGCACCGGTCACCAAGACCGCTGATTTTACGGTCGCCGATGGTGAGATTTGGTACATTAACAACAAGTCAGGATCGACTTGCACTGTAACTTTGCCAGCCGCATCATCATGGACTGGCCGCACTTTGACTTTTAAGAACATGCAGGCGCAAACTTTAGTGTCTGCGTCCAGCAATGTTGTACCCATTGACAGCACGACTGCTGGCACAGCAATCCTCTTGGCAGTTGTAGGAAATTGGGCGACAATGGTGTCTGACGGCACTAATTGGATCATCATGCAACAAGCCGCTAATAACTGCCTCTTATTGGAGTAAACATGACAGTCACCGTCAAAGTCCTCGTACCGGCTAAATTTGCCGAAAACTCGCAAACAACCCAGTACGCAGCGACTGGCGTTACAGCCATCATCGACAAGTTCACAGCGACTAACATCAGCGCTTCTGCCGCTACGATCAGCGTGAACTTGGTCACCGCCGCTGGCTCTGCGGGCAACACCAACTTGATCACTAAGACCAAGACCTTGCAAGCGTCTGAGGTCTACACGTTCCCTGAACTGGTTGGCCAAGTTCTTGGCGTGAACGACTTTATCAGTACAATTGCAGGCACAGCCAGCGCAATCAACATTCGCGTTTCTGGACGTGAGGTAACCTAATGCGTGTAACCTATGGCAAGGGTTTTGCACCAGCTTTGTCCATGACGGGCAAGGTTTTGGCGTTGCAGAATGAACTCTTAAAAATGCCGCAGGCCAACATTGTTACCGAGCATATTTTCAAGCCTGGCGTTTACGAGCGCAAGATCACAATTCCCGCTTGGACTGTTTTGACTGGCGCAGAACATAAAACGCCCTACCACGTCCGAGTCGAAAAAGGCACAATTGCAGTCAATACGGATGACGGCGTTAAAGTATTTACTGGCCCATGCGACTTTCCGGCAAAAGCTGGGATGCAACGCGCAGGCCGCGTGTTTGAAGACGAAGTGGTTTGGGTGGATGTGTATGACAACCCAGACGACTGCAATGATTTGGCGGTGCTAGAAGACCGTTTGTATGTTGTGCCTGACTGTGGCCTTGCTGACAGCCGGACTGACATACAAAGAGCGCAGATTGATTATGGGGCGTTTCTTTATCAAATCGGTATGACTCAGAATGAAATGGACACGATTGTCCATAACGAGTCTGATTTGATGGAGATGCCTAAAGGCGTGGCTGTGGAATTGCGCGATTCGCCGATCCACGGCAAAGGGTTGTTTGCAACCCGTGATTTTGAGGCTGGGGAAGTTGTTTGCCCAGGCCGAGTGGATGGTAAAAGAACCCCAGGCGGGCGCTTTATCAACCACTCGTTTAATTGCAATATCAGACCCGAAAAAGTAGGGGATGACATTTATGCAATTGCTGCGCGTAAATGTCACGCTGGCGATGAATTACTGGTAGATTACAGAGCATCAATGCGAGTCAATTTTGGACTCACGTTACAAGGAGAATTGCCATGTCTGGATGGGTAGCAGGAGCCACGGTTGTTGGCAGTTTAATTGGTGCAAAAGCATCTAAAAGCGCAGCGAGTACGCAAGCCGCCGCAGCTGGTCAAGCATCTGATCTTCAACGCGAAATATTTGAGCAAACTCGCGCAGATCAAGCGCCTTACCGTGAGGCTGGTTATAACGCACTAGCAAATTTACAGCGCACGGCAGGTAATGTGCCTGGCGCGTTTAAGTTTGGTGCAGGAGATTATCAAGCTGATCCAGGCTACGCATTCCGTTTGGCTGAAGGTCAAAAGGCGCTTGATCGTCAAGCAGCTGCCCGTGGTGGTTTGATTTCTGGTGGCGCATTAAGAGCCGCGCAACGCTACGGTCAAGAGATGGGTTCGCAAGAATTTGGCAACGCATACAATCGAGCGCTAACATCATACGGCACAGATGTAGCGCGTGAAAACCAGTTGTACAACCGCCAAGCAGCGTTGGCCGGTATTGGTCAGACATCGACAAACTTGGTTGGCCAAGCTGGTCAGAACTACGCTACCAATGTGGGCAATTTAATGACTGGCGGTGCGGCGGCTCAAGCGGCTGGTCAAGTTGGCCAAGCTAACGCTTTGACTAGCGGTTTGAGTACATATTTAAATTATTCTCAAAACAATGCTTTGCTTAACGCATTGCAAAGAAATCAAAACATGCAATTGGTAAATACCGGTGGGTATTCTAATGTTCCATCGTATATGGTTCAACCACCTGGAGGAGGTTAATTATGGCACTTAATCCAAACATTGCTCTTAACATTAGGCCAATTGAAATTCCAAATCAGTTGGCGCAATACGCCCAGTTGTCGCAAATTCAAAGCGCACAACAAGCCAATCGACTAAATGAAATGCAAATGGCTGAGTATGAGCGTGCGCGTAGAGAAGAAGAAGGCACACGCAATTTTCTTGCAAAAGCTGATTTATCTGATCCCAACATAAGAATGCAATTGTTGACGGGATATGGTAAAGCTGGCCGTGAAATTGCTACAAATTTGACTGCTGCTGAGAAAGCACAAACAGAAGAAGCTGCACGCCGCGCTAAATTGGCGCAAGATACGCAGGCCATGTATCGTGACATATCTAGCATAATTTCTAACAAAGCAGACGCAGCTACATTTTTGCAAAGGGTAGTTAATGACCCTGCATTAAAAGATTCACCACTTGCAAAAATTCCGTTAATGGAACAAGTTGCAAGAATTCCAGAAGACCCTGCTGGGTTAGACAATTGGAAAAAACAGTTTGCTCTTGGTGCAACCAAATACATTACTGAAAACAAGCCAGTTACATTTGCTCAAGATACAGGCACTGGTGGACGTGTAATGTCAAGGCCAGGACTTGGTGGCGCGGCTACTGTTGTGCCAGGCAGTGAGTTTACAAAAGGCATGACGTTTGCTGACATAAATGCTGCGGCTCGTTTGGCGTTTGATAAATCCAAGTTTGAGTTTGAAAAAGCCAATCCCACAATGTCAATTCAAGAAGACCCAAGTGGCTTGTTGGCGGTCAACACCAGAACTGGCGTGGCCACTCCTGTGGTGTACGGCCCAATGGGTATTCAAGCTGCACCCGCAGCCGCACCAGGCGCAAGCATGATGCGTCAGCCACCAGCTGCATTGCCTGGTCAACGCACCGCTGCCATTCCAGGCATGACCAGTGTGCTTGATCAGACTACTATGCCTTTGGTTGCTCAAGGTGGCGAAAGAATGCCTGGTATGCCTGTGGCTGGTAAAGAAAAGCCAATGACCGAAACTCAAAGCAATGCAACCGCATACGGCATGAGGATGAAAGAAGCCAATGCTATTTTGGAAGATTTATCCAAAAAAGGTGTTTTAAAAGGTGCTGTTATTGAAGCCACTCCATTAATTGGTGGCA